TATCAGAAGATAGTGAAGAAAAGTAATGAGTTTTATAGATTATAATTTTCGTACAAAAGGAGTAGTACCTAGCGGCTTATCACAACAACAAAAAGATGATATAAGCCCTGCTAGGGTAATTGATATTATACTAGATAGTGATCACCCTGACTACACTAGGTATGATGGTCCTAGCAGTATAGGTATGATTCATTATAGACTTATAACAGAGACAGATTTAGACACCTCTGAAACTGGAGAAGAAGACTTTACCGGACAAGCCTACCCAATTAGTGCTCACTCTAAGATGTTGCCACTAAAAAACGAAATAGTATTTTTAACTAAAGGACCTGACGCTCTAGTAGATGAAGGTTCAGGTCAAGCTAAATACTACTATATAACTCCATTTGCAATATGGAATCACCCTCACCATAATGCTATACCGGTAAAAACTAAAGATAAACCTGAAAGTGTAAACTTAGGTGAAAATATAGATGCCGACAATAAAATAGCGCCTCTACAGCCTTTTCCTGGTGATATGATATTAGAAGGAAGATTAGGCCAATCTATTCGTTTTGCAGGAATACCTCATAGCAAATCTCCTTTTACAGATAGTTCTAACGAAAACAAACCCTTACTTATATTAAGCAATGGACAAAAAGAAGCAGAAAATGGATTCAACCATATTATAGAAGATATAAATAAAGATCCTTCATCTATATACTTTACCTCAAACAATAAAATACCATTAGAACTAGCAAACACTAAGAGATCATCTTACGATAATATACCTGACCTACCTTTAAACTACCAAGGTTCACAGCTACTATTTAACGCTGACAGGTTAACCTTAAATGCTCGACAAAGCGATATATTATTATCAAGTAGTACTTCTGTAGGTATTAACTCTGGTACAGTAAATATAGATGGTAAAGAGTATATGTGTATTGATGCTGATAAGATATACCTTGGTGTACAAGCAAGAATAGCACAAGGAGCTAGTAAACAACCTGCAGTGTTAGGACATAGAATTGAAGCATACCTAGAAGACGTAATAACTCAGATGATAGGTATGGCAAAAGCAATGGGTAAAGCTAAAACCATTAAAGGACACTCTATTCCTACAATTAACCTAAGAGGTAATTCAGCAGCTATAGTACTTAAACAATTAAAAAGACAGCTAAACCCAAGAGGGAATAGTACTTTAAAATCTAAAAAACTTTTCATAGAATAATGCCGTGTAGTATACCTCCTTCGCAACTTGCAGTTTTTATTGCCAACTATCTAGCTAAACTAGAAGCTCGAGTAGTGGCTAAAGTCTACGAAGAAGTAAATAAGATTATCGAGAAGATAATGAATCAAACATGCCCTCCAGTAGATGAACTTAAGAGGTTATTAGCTATAAGAGACCAACTACTAAATCTTATACTTAAAGTAGAACAGAAAGTAGAACCTGTAAATAATTTTGCTAAAGCTTTAGATCCACCAATACAGGGTGCAAAAGCAACAGTATTAGTTTTAGAACAAATAGCAATACCAACTACTATTGGTAATCCACCCGTAGGAGGTGATTTTGATGTCGGTGGGGTATTAGCAGATGTATCTATAGGTGGTCAGAATAGATTTTCCCAACTACTTAATATAGCATGTCAGATAGTTGATATGTTAGAGAAAGATCAAAAAGCAGTTCTTGATTTAACTAGTTTAAGTCTTGACGGGTTAGGACCTGTTAAGCAAAAACTTCAAAGTATAGATGTTAAACTCTTTGAATGTGTAGAAGAGCTACCTCAAGAACAAAAAGAAGAAGTATTAAGCGTTATAAAAAACCTACCCTCAAACGCCGGTTTAAGTAGCTCCGACGGTCAGGGAACATTCTTTTACAAAAGTTATACTATTACAATCCAAGAGGATTTATCTTCTCCTGGATTTGCAAAAAAACGGTTTGCCCAAGTAGAAAACGAGAATGGAGTCGTAGTTATGAGGGGACCATCATCATTTAGTTCTTCAACAAAAGTACTAGTAGATGAAATTAAATTTAGAATTAACAATCAACTTCCATAACTTAACTATTTATTAATATGAAACTAAATCAATTACGTAAAATTATACGCGAAGAGGTTAGATCAGCCGTTAAGGAAGAGTTACAGGATATCCTTAATGAAGCTGTGAAAGTTGCAAGTACTCCAATTAATGAGTATAAACAACCAGAAGTCGTTATACCTAAACCAACTCCAACTACCCCAGTAGCAGGAAAAAAGAGTTTAGAACAAATGTTGCAGCAGACTAAAAGTAGTATGACTAATGAAGACTACAGAACTGTTATTAATGGAACATCTAATATGGTAAGCGGAATGCCTAACATGGCTTCTAGTATGTCCACACAGATGGGTATTAATGCAGGTAAACAACCAGGAATAGATATAAGCAATCTAGACTTTGTTAAAAAAGCAGGAGCAATTTTAGACGCTTCTAACCAAAAAGATAAAGCGAAAGCAGGACAACTAGTATAATATGGCATTTGAATCAAAGAAAATAAACCCAATTGACCTTCAGCCCAGAAAAGCTGTAGGCGTATCTTTACCATTTTCTGGTAAAGCTGTGTTTAATTCTACATTCGAAACCAAAGAAGCTATAAAAGCTAACCTTATTAATTACATACTTACAGGTAAAGGAGAAAGGTACTTTAATCCCACTTTCGGTTCAGGAATAAGAAACTTAATTTTTGAAAATATAAACAGAGATAACTTATCAAGCTTAGAGTTTATGGTAAGAGATGCTTTAGTAAGGTACTTTCCTAGATTAGAAATACTTAACCTTGATTTAAAAGGAGCACCCGACTCTAACCTGATAAGCTTTACTATGAATTTTAGAATAGTAGATACTCAGGTAGAAGATGAAATAACTATAAATTTTGAACAATAATGGCTCAAGATATTAAAATACAATATACCGATAAAAACTTCTCTACCCTTAGAGGTCAATTAGTAGAACTAGCTAAAAACTATTTTCCTGATTCATATAATGACTTTTCTCCAACATCACCAGGAATGATGTTTATGGAGATGTCTGCTTATGTAGGAGACATACTTTCTTTTTATCAAGATTCTCAACTACAAGAAACATTCTTACAGTACGCGAAAGACCCGGGTAACTTATACTCAATGGCATATATGATGGGATATACACCTAGAGTATCAACCGCCTCAACAGTAGACGTTAAAGTAACACAAAGAGTAGCAGCATCAGGTTCAAGTTTTTTACCCAACTTCGATCAAGCAATAACCATAAGCGCTAACGGAGTACTATCTGCAGGTTCAGAAAAGTTTGTATTAAAAGATCAAGTTGATTTTAGTTTTTCCAGCTCTTACGACCCTACAACTACCGTTATTTACAGTATAGACGGAAGCGGTAATCCAACTGAGTATGAATTAGAAAAAACAGTAAAAGCTCAATCAGGTCAAATATTATCACAACAATTTACTATAGGTAATGCTTCTAAGTTTCTAACACTAACTATAGACGATAGTAAGATTATAGGTATAGTAGATATAACCGATAGCGATGGTAACGTATACACTGAAGTTCCTTATTTAGGACAAGATATCGTTTTTACTGAAACTATAAACTCAGGTGATAACGCTAACGAAGTTCCTTATTTACTTGCAGCAGTTACAAAAGCTAATAGGTTTGTCACAAGATTTAACTCCACAGGGCAACTACAGATACAGTTTGGCTCAGGAATGTCTACATCTAACGATACTGCCTTTTTACCTGACCCTTTAAAAGTAGGCGCCGGAACTAATCAAGGAATAAGAAGAACAGACTATGCATTTGATCCCTCTAACTTTACATTTAGTTCAGCATACGGTAACGCTCCATCTAGCACTACATTAACCGTTAGGTACTTAAAAGGCGGAGGTGTTAGTTCAAATATTAGTTCAAACACATTAACAGGCCAGGAAGCTATTACTACAGCTGTAACAGATAACACTTACTTAAACTCCCTAGAATTTACTAACCCAGAACAAGCATCTGGAGGTAAAGACGGAGATACAGTAGAAGAGATAAGACAGAACTCTTTAAGGTCATTTAATGAGCAAGGTAGAATAGTTACTAGACAAGATTATGCATTTAGAGCTATGACTTTACCTACAACTTTAGGTTCTATTGCTAAAGCATTTGTAACTACTGATGCAGATATTCCTTCTGCTGATAGTAATATCTATAATCCATTAGGTGTTTGCATATACGTACTAGCTTATGATAACGATAAGAAACTAGTGCAAGCTACACCTGAAT